GACAACCAGGGCGCACTGACCACCGCCCGGGTGGAGGAAGCCCAAGCCAAGACCGCGATGATGCGCCTCAACTACGCCGAGCGCCTCGGCAAACTGGTGCCCGCCGACGACGCCGCCCGCATCGTCGTCGACTGGGCCGGCCATACCAACAGGGAAATCCGCGCGGCGGTGGAGAAGCTGCGCCAGGCCCTGGAAAGCGAGCACGGAATCACGATCGCCCCCGAGACCCTGACCGATGTCATTGAACCTGCAATCGAGCGAATTGGTGGCTTTGCGGAGCACGCTGCGGGGGATCTTGAATCAGGCGGCGGCGAAGTTCCGGCCGCGCAAATCGGTGGCGACGGCGCAGTGGCTGACTGAGCACTACCACCTGCCGGAAGCCATCGGCGACCTGGCCGGCACCTACGATTTCCACTACGCGCCGTATTTCCTCGGCGTTGCCGCGGCGCTGGACGATCCGGCGGTGGGCGAGGTCGACCTGATGAAGGCCGCCCAGATCGGGTGGACTTACTTCCTGATCGGCTATCTGGCCAAACGGGTGGAGGCCCACCCGGCGCCGATCATGGTGCTGTTCGCTAAAGAGAAAGACGGCAAAGCGTTCCACGATGAAAAGCTGTGCCCCGCGTTCGAAGCCTCGCCCATCCTGCGCGGCCTGATCGACGTGAGCACCAGCCGGAAGGCCGGCAACCGGTGGGATCTGAAAAGCTACCCGGGCGGCTTTCTCAAGCTGGTCGGGTCGAACAGCCCGGGCAACGTGAAGTCCACCAGCTCGGTGGGCGTCGGCGTCATTGAAGAACCGGACGACACCAGCGACGACGTGAAGCAGCAGGGCACCGCCATCGGCCTGCTGGAAGAGCGGCTCAAGCGCTACCTGGGCAGCAAGCTCATCGTCGGCGGCACTCCGACCATCCGCGACCTGAGCAAAACCGAACACCGCATCAAGCAATCCGATTGCCGGGTGCTCCCGGTGGTCTGCCACGAATGCGGCGACGCCCACGTGCTCGCCTGGGAAAACGTCAGCTGGCTGGACGCCGACGACGACTCCCCGGAGCACGAAGTGTTCGGGCGGGCCCTGCCGGACACCGCGGTGTACGGCTGCCCGCACTGCGGCGCCGCCTGGGACGACGACCAGCGCCAACGCAACGTCCGCGACACGGTGTTCAACGCCGTCGCTGCCGGCGACCCGCTCTGCGGCTGGACGCCCACGCAGCCGTTCCACGGCAGCGCCGGGTTCATGGAGCTCAGCGAACTGTACGCCTGCGTGCCAGGGACCACCCTGGCCGACGTCGTGCGCGATCACCTGACCGCCGAGTACCAGGCCACCAAGGGCGACCTGAGCGGCAAGATCACATTCACGAACCAAAAGCTGGGCCGCACCTACGCCTACGAAACCGCGACGCCGGACGCGGAAGTGCTGCGCGAGCGCGCCGAGGACTACCGCGAATTCTGGGTGCCCCTGGGCGGCCTGATCATCACGGTCGGCGTCGACGTCCAGCGCGACCGCCTGGCGGTGGTGATGCGCGCTTGGGGCCGTGGCATGGAGAGCTGGCTGCTCTACTGGGGCGAGCTGTACGCCAAGGTCAGCACGACGGATTCCAGCGATCCGGTCTGGAAAGAACTGGACGACCTCCTGGCCACGCCGATCCAGAGCGAGGCCGGGCACCGGCTTCTGCCCCGCGCTGTCAGCATCGACAGCGGCGGCCACTCCACAGAGCCGGTCTACGAGTTCGTCCGCACCCGGCAGAGCAGAGGCGTCCGCGCCATCAAGGGCAGCTCCAACGACTACGGCCGCCGCGAGATTTTCAGCGCGCCGAAAAAAACAGACTACAAGGGCAAGCGGCAAACCAAGGCCAGCAAGTTCGGCCTTCTGGTTTACCAGGTGGGCACCCACAAGGCCAAGGACCTGCTGTTCGGCGAAGGCGGCCGGCTCAGCCTGCGCGGCTCCGGGCCCGGCCGCATGCACTGGTACCAGGACGTCCGCGACGACTACTACGAGCAGCTCACCGGCGTGATCAAAGCGCCGAGCGCGCGCTTCAGCGGCAAGCTGATCTGGCACGACAAACCCGGCCAGCCGGTGGAAGCCGCCGACTGCGAGATCTACGCGCTGCACGCCGCCTACAGCCTGCGGCTGCACACATGGAAAGACGACCGCTGGGACGAATACGAATCCCAGCTGAAGCAGGGCGATATGTTCGGCGGCAAAGAGCCCGCCGCGGCGGCGCCACCCCGGCGCCGCAAATCCTCTTACTGGAACTGACCCATGGCGTACACGCAACAGGACCTGGACCGGCTCGATAAAGCGATCGCGTCGGGCACCCTCCGTGTGACCCACAACGGGAAGACCACGGAGTTCCGCAGCCTCGACGACATGATCCGCATCCGCAACATGATCGAGCGCCGTCTGGCCAGCCCCACCAGCAAGCGGCAGGCCGTATACGCGCCCACGTTCGACCGGGGGTACCAATGACCTGGCTGGATCGCACCATCGGCTGGTTCGCGCCCGAAGCCGAAGCGCGGCGCACCCGCGCGCGGGTAGTAACCGAACGTCTGCGCGCTGTTAATGGCTACGACGGGGCGGGCAAAGGAAGGCGCAACACTTGGACTCGTGGACGCGACACCAGCGCCAACGCAGAGAATCGCGCGGCGCTTCCCATCCTGCGCGCCCGTCACCGGGAGATGGTGCGCAACAACGCTTATGCCGCGAGCGCTGTGCGGGTGCTCACCAGCAACATCATCAGCACCGGTATACGCCCGCGTGCGGTGTCTGACGATTCACTGAAAGACCGTCGCGACCAGGCGCAGAAGAGCATGCTCCAGTGGTGCGAAAGCACCGCCATCGACTACGACGGCCGGCACGACCTGTATGGGCTTCAGGCCTTGGCCGTGCGCACCGCAATGGAGGCTGGTGATGCCTTGCTGGTGCGCGTGACGCAGCGTGATCCCCGTTCACCGGTCCCCTTGAAGGTTCGGCTGCTGGAAGGCGATTACCTGGACCACACCAAGAACGGTCTCATGGCTGGTGGCTATGCCGTCCAAGGGGTGCAGTTCAATAATCAGCATCAGCGCGTTGGCTATTGGCTCCACCAGAATCACCCTGGCGACACATTAGCCAGCCTGGCGCCGATGACGGGCAGCAAGCTGACACCCGCTGAGGACGTGATCCACCTCTATGAAATGCTGCGGCCGGGTCAGGTTCGCGGCGTGCCGAGAGGGACCGCTGCCCTGATGCGGATGAAAAACCTGGACGAATACCAGGATGCCCGCATCGAAGCTCAAAAGAGCGCCGCCTGTTTGGTGGGGGCGGTGATAGAGCCTGATGGCGAAGGCGATCGTAAAGGCGATGTTCTGCCGGAGCGGCTGGAGCCCGGCATGTTCCCCCGCCTGGCGCCGGGCGAGGACGTGCGCTTCAGCACGCCGCCCAGCGTCAGTGGTCACGGGGAGTTCGTCAGCGTCGAGCAACACGGCATCGCGATCGCTTACGGCGTGCCGCACGAATCGCTGACCGGTGATTTGAGTGAGGTGAATTACAGCAGTGCTCGCCTGGGGTATCTGCAGTTCCAGAGAGACATTGAGCGCTATCGCTGGGGCACCTTCATCCCCACGGTGGGTGAGGGCATCGACCGTTGGTTTACCGACGCGGTGCAACTCACCGGTCTGAATATGGAAGGGATCACCTGGGAGTGGGCCCCGCCGGAGCGGGAGCTGCTGGACCCATCGCGAGAAGTCGGCCCCATGATCCTGATGAATCGCGCCGGCTATCGCTCCCTCCGCGGCACCATCCGCAGCACTGGCTACGAACCCGACGCCATCCTCAAAGAGATCGATGAGGAACGTCGCTGGCTGAAAGAGCGCGGCATTATCCTCACCACCGACGCCGGCCTCACCAGCAACGCTGGTGTCACGCAAGCCCGCCAGGGCGAAACCGGCTTCCCTGATCCGGCCAACGACCCGGCCAACGAATAACCGGAGACCCCCAGGCACCGCTTCAAGAAAACGGCGTTGGCCTCGGCCATCGGCGCCGGCCGGCAATTGTCTGCAACAAACAGAATCAATAGCCAGGGCGAGCTGTTGCTCTACGGCGTCATCGGCGACTGGTTCGATGGCCTGGACGCCGCCACAGTTATCAGCGAACTGGAAAGCCTCAGCGGTGACAACACCCCACTCACCGTGCGCATCCACAGCGACGGCGGGTTTATCACCGAAGGCCTGGCCATCTACAACGCCTTGGTGAACAGCCAGCGGCGCGTAGAGATCCGCATCGACGGCATCGCCTTGAGCATGGCCAGCGTGATCGCGATGGCTGGTGATGTCGTGCGCATCCCCGCCAACGCCTATCTGATGATTCACAAGCCCTGGAATGGTGCCGTCGGCGACGCAGAAGAACTTCGGCGTGGCGCTGATGTGCTGGATCAATTTGAAGACACCTTGGCGAACATCTACGCCACTAAAACCGGCCTCGATAAAGACACCATCAAAGCGATGATGGCGGCCGAGACCTGGCTCAACGGCGAGCAGGCCGTGGAGCTGGGCTTCGCCGACGAACTGATCGAGCCCGTCCAGGCCGCTGCGATGGCCAACCTCAACCATTTCCGCAACGCCCCCCAAGCGGCGCTGCAGCGTTTCCACCGCCCGCCTGGAGCGGGCACCCCCTCGGCGGCCACCGTCGCCAAACCCAAGCAAACCAAAGGTGACACCATGAACCTGGAACAACGCGCAAAGGCGGTGGGCCTCACCCGCCGTGATGGCGAGTCAGACGCGGCACTCCAAGCCCGTGTCGAAGCGGCGGAAGCCACGGCTCGGAACAATCAAACTGCTGGCGAGGGTGGAGACGATCCCGACGCCGGGGGCGATGGCAACGGCGCCCAGAACCGCGGCGGTCAACAGCGCGGCGGAGGCGAAGGTAACGATACCGACCCGCCGCCGGTAGCCGCTGGCGGTCGCGGCGGTGACGCACAGGCTGTGGCCGACCAGGCGGTGGCGCAGGAGCGTCAGCGTACGTCGCAGATCCGGGCGTTGTGCCGGCAACATCGCATGGACGATCAGTTTACCGAGCAGCTGATCGATGGCGGTACCCGCCTGAGCGATGCCCGCGACCAGATCTTGGATGCTCTGGCGCAACGCCAGCAGAGCCAGATGCCCGGCGGTCATGTTGCTGTCGTCGGCCATGATGGCGAAGGCCTGCGAACCGCCATGGCGGCCGCTATGATGAACCGCTTCGATCCGCGCAACCACAAGCTCCCCGATGAGGCCCGCGCCTATCGCGGCGCGACGCTGATGGATCTGGCGCGCAATGTGGTCGAAGCTGGCGGCGGCAATGTGCGGGGCATGAGCCGGATGGAGCTCGCCGCCAAGGCGCTCTCCACCAGTGACTTCCCCGCATTGCTGGCTGACGTGGCGAACAAAACTCTGCGCCAAGGCTACGAAGCCGCACCGCGTACCTTCCAGCAGTTCTGCCGCCTGACGACCGCGAGTGATTTCAAGTATCTGAACCGTTCGCAACTGGGTGAAGCGCCTGAGCTGGAGCGTGTCCGGGAGAACGGCGAGTTCCGTTACGGCAAAATGGGCGAGGACAACCAGCGCTATCGCTTGGAAACCTTCGGCAAGATCATGGCCCTGACCCGGCAGACCATCATCAACGATGATCTGGATGCCTTCACCCGCGTGCCGCAGGCGTTCGGGGCCAGCGCTGCAGAGGTAGAGAGCAACACCGTCTGGGGGCTGATCACCCAGAACGTGAAGATGGCGGACAACAAGGCTCTGTTCCATTCCGATCACAATAACCTGGGCACGGCGGCCCCCATCTCGGTGGAAAGTCTCACCGAGGGTCGCAAGAACATGCGGCGGCAGGTCGGGATCAATGCCAAGCGGCCGCTGAACCTCATGGCGGAATACCTGATTGTCCCCGCTGCCCTTGAAACCGAAGCGCAGAAAATCCTTTCCGAGGTGCTCAGCGCCAAGTCCGCCGATGTGAACCCGTTCGCCGGCACGCTCACGCTGATCGTCGAGCCCCGCCTGGACGAACACAGCGAGACCTCCTGGTACCTCTCCGCCGCGCCGGCGCGTATCGACACCAGTGAGTACGCCTACCTCGCCGGTGAAGAGGGCGTCTACATCGAACCTCGCGAGGGTTTCAACGTGGATGGCGTGGAGATCAAAGCCCGGCTCGATTTCGGCGCCGGTGTCATCGACCACCGCGGTCTGTTCAAAAACGCCGGCGCGTAAGCACCGGCACCCCGTTTGGTGCGTCGCCCACGGAAGGGCGGCACCGACCCTGATTCCCTGAAAACGAGGTAACAATCATGGCTAAGAACTTCCGGGCCCAAGGCCAGAACCTGACGGTGCTGGCCACCGCCACCGTGGCCAGCGGCTCCTTTCAAGTTGTCGAAGGCGTGTTCGGTGTCGCGCTCACCGACGCCGTTGCCGGCGAGGAATACACCCTGCGCACCGGCGGCGTCTTCGACGGCCTGCCCAAAGCATCGGCCGATGAACCGGCCCAGTTCGCCCCGGCCTACTGGAACGGCACCGCGATGACCACCGCCGCAGACGATGGCGGCTCACCGGCCACCGAATATCTGAAGGTGGGCGTGTTCGCCCAGGCCGCCGCCGACGGCGACACCACCTGCGAGGTGCGGCTCAACGCCAGCTTCTAACGATGAGCCAATTCGACCACCTCCAGGCGCTCAACGACGACGCCAACTTCCGGCACTACGGCGACCCGGCCCACTTCGAGCCGGGCCCGCTGCTGTCGGATCGCGGGTCGGCGGACACCGAGTTCGCCATCCTCGATCATGAGGATGTCCGCGACGACCTGGGGGTAGTCGTTCAAACGCTCACCCTTATCGAATACCCCAAGTTGGCCTGGCCCCACCCGCGCCGGGCTGACCGCATCACCCTGAACCACCGCGTGTGGGTCATCGACCGCCTGCACCGCGACACCGGCACCGATCTGATCGTGGAGGTCACCGAATGGCACGGGGAATGAGCCGCGACATCCAGATCCAGCTGGACGCCCTGCAGCAGCTCGCCGGCTTCGCCCGCCAAGGCAGCCGCGAACTGCTCGAGCAAGGCGCGAAAGAAGGCCGGCGGGAAGCCATTCGCGTGATCGGCAAGAGCCTGGCGCTAACCGACAGCTACATCGGGCGCCATCTGCGCGTCACCCGCCCCGTACAGAAGGGTCCCGTCTGGGAAGCCAGCGTGCAGGCCACGCGGCGCGGCACGCTGCTCACCCGCTTCCCGCACCGGCAGCTGCGAAAGCCGAACCGCAGCAAACCCGGCACCAAGCACGCCGGCATCACCGGCACCGTGGTGCCCGGGCGCAGCTACACGCAGCCGAAGTTCTTCTTCATCCCGAAGCTGCGCGGCA